TACTTCTTACGAAGTCTTTGATTAAACTTCTTCATTGTATTTTTCCACAACTCACCATTAAATACAATGCAATATCTTTCTGTACTATCCCACATGGGTTGATTAGCGGAGTTGGTCAAATCCTGTATGGATAATCTATTATGACCCATCCAAAACCCATCAATAGAAACTGTGTCATGGGCATCAATTCCACGATGCATTATTAATTTCTGTGCAGTTCGGATAGATTTTCTATTATGAAATAGATTACCACCTATTATTCCACACATAATACTCCTTAGTTATTTTAAAATTTTATATATATAATATAACAACAGAATGTGTTTTTGTCAAGCGTTTTTTAAAGGATTTCTTTAGCTGCGGCTCTGGAAACCACAACAGCATCAGCGAGGTCAAATGCTTCTACGGCAAATTCTGGTTTGGTTTTCTTCATAGGTAACAACTCTTTTGCTTCGGGGTGTAATTCACAAACTCTCTTCAAGATAAACTCTTTTGCATTACTACCTTTTGGAACTTTACAATCTGCTAAGTTTCTTGCTCTTATCACATTGTGTAAAGTAGGCACTGTATCAAAAATCTCATAGCACTTTCTTTGTATCACATAATTAAAACCTGCTAGTTTGATAATCGTCTTTATGTTTGAACGACCAGAAATAAATTTTGTGATGATGTCCTCTATTGCTACATGAGTTATTGTCTGTGTATTTTTTTGAAGCTCATTAAGAATATAACAAACATGGTCAACTTTGTCAAGCCAATCTTTGTATTTTTTTAGGGGAATGTGTCCTGCAGTTTCAAACTTATTTTTAGTAAGATTCCAAATGCAGAAGCCGATACAGAACGTGGATACATCTAACCCCAACAAATAGTTTTCTGTATCGGCTTCCATTTAGATTACCAAGTCTTGCTTACAACAAAATATGGTGTCTCTGAATCTGGATTGTAAATAAATGAAGCACCATAGCCATCATTGCTATATGATAGTCCTACATTTACTACGCCAAAATCACCAGATTCTGAATAGGCGCCATCACCAACTCCGACACTCAAGTCAAAGCCAGCAAATGGGTAACCTACTTCTGCGTAAGTATCACCTTCAACAGATGTACTACTTACCACCCTACCTACATAAACAGATGCATCACCAAATGTGCTACCTACACCAACTTCAATGTCATGGCTATCAACATCAAGTAGAGGTGAGGTGTCAGATGGATAATAGTAAGATGTTAGAATAACAGTGGCGTAGTCACCTACTTCTTGTGCAACTGTAAAGTCATACTCAGTAGCACCACCGTTGATAGGAACTTGACCCCAAATATTCAAACTTGTACCTGTTGAATCAAAAGGTACTGTCAATGAGGGTTGGATAGAAACCACATCACCAGCACTTCCACCACGCCAAACGTGACGGCTAAAAACTGAAACATCCAAATTAGGTGCTGCTGAAACCATTGATGAAAAGGTTAGGGACAAGACAGCAAAAGCTGCCATAATAAAATTACGCATACAAATCTTCTCCTTGTACGGGGAATTGTTTACTACATTAACATTTATTGTTGGGATTTCTTCTTCAAGGTCGGAAACATATTCTCATCTTTCTTTGGTTCTTCAACGACTTCATCATCGTCATTGTCAACAAATCTGCTGGGAGCAATTCCTTGACTATCCAAAACTGATAAAATATCAGCAGATGAAATGTTTTGGTTTTCAGCCTCTTCTTCTTTATTAATTAGTTTATGAGAGGCGGTAACCATTTTGATCAAGTTGTCTGTGGCTTTATGGGCGTTGTCCAAATATGGAGCACCCTTATCACCGAGCATAAAAGCATCTTCCGTATCCTTTACAAATTCATTCAACTTCTTGAATGCGGACATAGCTTCTTTCTGTTGTTCTATGCTCATGTCGTAAATCACTTGAAATATTTCATCTAGTGTTTTACCTTCAAACAACTCAATGTCTTTTAGTTTTTCTAAATGCTTACTCATCTATTTTCTCACCGA